TTCGGCACCACGTTGGTCGAGGCCACCACCGCTGCGCTCATCCCACCGAGGTCGGTTGCTGGGAAGAACGTGTGCATCAGCGTGAAGCCGAACGGCGAGCTGGGCTTGTTGGCGGTGAGGCGGCCACCATTCGTGGTGTCGAACGTGAGCGTCGGCACCGAGCCGACCAACGGCGCCAGCCCTTGCGCCATGTCGAGGTAGGTGGTCTCGGAGTCACCAGGCTCGGCGTCCACGATGTCGGCGTACGAGGAGTACGCCACCGGCAACTGTGCGTAGCTCGGCGAGTCGAAGGTGGCCCACGCACCAGCGGGAAGGTTGTTGAGCAGGAAGTCGGAGTTGAGGGCGAGGTTGGTGCGCATCGGGTAGACGTTGATCTTCACCTCTCTCGGCGCCTCGTAGTAGTCCTGGTGCACGAACGTGCCGAGATCGGCAGCGAGGTTCGAGGACAGCGGCACGTTGTTGGCCAGCGTCGGGATGCCCTCGGGCCGCCAGGCCAGGTCCACCAGCATCGGCTTGAAGATGTTGATGTGACCGGTCGTGTTGGGCAGAGTGGCCGCCGAGTAGAAGCGGATCGAGCAGTACTTCGCACCGACCGGGCACGTACCCGCCGCCGTCTTCTGGCGCACCCACGTCGTGCCGATCGCGGTGAGCACCGTCGTGCTCGCCGCACCGATCTGCACACCCAGCTCGTTGATCCAATGCAGCGAGACCGTCACCGCCGTCGCTGCGGCGTACGCCTTCATCGCTGTCGAGAAGATGTAGCTGTGTCCCTCGATCACCGGGATGGCGGAGTGCGGTGCGTAGCTGCCGTGGCCGTACTGGAACACGAGCTGGCTGTTGCCACCCGTGTTGTTGGTGAGGCGGAGGTAGAACGAACCGTCGGGCATGGCGATCGGTGCAGCGTTGCCCTCACCACCCGCAGCGATCTGACGCGAGAGCTGACCGCTCACCGTGTACGTCGGGGGCAGCCCGTAGGCCGACGTCCAGCCGGGGTGGTTGTCGGTGGCGGGCGTGGCCGAGCCGTCCTGTGCGGTGAAGCTGTAGGGCCACTCGGTGTGCTGCGTGCGGTGGAGCAGGTTGATGCCCTCGTACACGCGCGTAGGCCAGCCGGTCTGCGCCGCCACGTACCCCTCGACGCCGTCCGTCGTGCCCTTCTGCTTGCGCAGGGCCATGATGTTGCCAGCGAGGGTGCGCAGTCGGCGGTCGCCGTTGGCCGACTGCTTGACCAGACCGAGCGCCGCCCCGGCCTCGGGCAGGAGCTTGGCCGAGATGCGCTCGAAGTCCCACACGTCGCCGACGGTGGCGGCGTACGAGCGCAGCACGTCGAACTCGAAGCCGATGACGTTGCAGATGCGCCGGAGGTAGCCGGGGTCGAGCCACACACCCTGGTCGATGCGCCGGTAGTAGTTGGGGAAGCCACGCCAGAGGCGCTCGGGGTAGCCGTAGCGCGCCGGGCTGAGCCATGACTGCTCCGCCACCTTGAACCACCCGCTGGAGGCGTCGTAGCGCACGAAGAGGGCGTAGTAGTACCACTGCTGCCCGAGCAGCTCGGAGTCGACCACCGAGGCCAACCCACCGGCCAGCGAGGGATCGTTGGCGAGGTAGCGCAGCACCATCGCACCGTCGAGATTGGTCGCCGGGAAGCCAGCGGTCGAGCGCACCACCATCGCCTCTTGGAACCCACCCAGTGTCGGGTGCGCCGGGATGTTGCCCGACTGGTAGCTCACGCGCGCCGTGTGGTGGTTGACGCCGTAGACGGCGAGGATCGTGTCCTGCTGCAGCCCGAGGAGCGAGGGGTTGTAGATGTAGTCGGAGCGCAGTGCGCCTTGGTAGTTCTGCGTGGGCACGAACACCAGGGCGGCGCCGGTCGCCACCCACGTCGGCCCACCACCTGATGCGACGAACGTGGTGGCCGGGGAGCGAGGGATGTCGGCGCTGACGAACCACGCCGTCTTCACGCCGTTGATCAGCTCGGCGTAGGCGTAGATGTTGCCCGCCAACGAGGTGGTGCCGGAGACGGCGAGGTTGCCGACGATGGGCTTGATCGAGACGTTGGTGAGCAGTGCAGCGGCGGCATTGGTGCCGGTCTGCGGCGTACCGATCGAGGTCCACGTAGCGACCTGCTCGTACACGTCGGTGGGGTCGGTGCTGTACCAGTACTCGCACACGGCGGTGGTCCAGGTGAGCTTGGCACGCAGCCACACCGGCCCTGTGGCGACGCCAGCCGGGACCGTGGCGTTCGACGCAGCGTTACCGACCTGGGTGGCCGCAGCGCTCGTCAGCGAGATCGACAGCGTGTTCCCGGCGTTGATCTGGAAGAGCGAGCCACCCGCCCAGCCGGACAGTCGGCTGACCACACCGAGTGCGTCGACCTTGACCTTGACGGCGTACTCGATGGTGAGGATGGAGGCCGCCGGAGCACGGTCGAACGACAGGTACTCGGCGACGACACCGGAGAAGTCGGCGTACCCGACGGTGCTCGGGCGCAGCGCCGAGCTACCAGTGCCGCTGCGCAGTGCGAGCGACCGGCGGATACTCGTGTCGGTCATGTCGGGACGATGCCTCCCGATGCAGAGATCGACAGCGTGCCGACCTTGGGGAACTCGTTGTAGAGGATGGTGATGTTCTGGTTGAGCTGTGCGGTGTCGCCCTGCACGTAGTGCTGGCTGATCGCCATGTTGGCGACGCCCTGCACCGACATCACGGCAGCGAAGAGGTCGGACAGCCGAGAGGTGAAGCCGAAGTCCACGGTCGAGAAGTCGTAGTACTTGGTGATCGCTGCGTTGACCTGAGCGAGCACACTCGCCCGCACGTACAGCGGGCTGACCACCAACGTGCCGGTGACGTTGAACAGCTTGTAGGTGGGGCCGATGATGGTGACCGTGGTGCCGATCATCTTGCGAGCGGTGATGAACGCTTGCGTGGCAGCGATGAGCGCAGCGTCGGCGATCGAGTAGTTGAAGCCGAGGATCGCCAGCGACACGTTGGTGTTGAGCACCGCACCTGCAGCCGCCTTGGCCACACCGGGCACCTGCACGGCGAGGTCGGCGTAGTCCTGCAGAGTCACCGCTCGATCGAGGGCGCGCAGCGAGCGCGGGATGTTGGTGCGCATCGACGCCATCGACTCGGCGTCGGCACCGCCAGCAGCCGGTGCGGCGTTGGTCAGCGAGTCGATCTTGGTGGCGATGTCACCACCCGTGACCATCGAGCGGATGGTGTTGGCAGCGACGTTGCCGGTTGCCCCCTTGCCGTAGCGGTAGCTTGCGTACATGGCGGCACCGGTCGTGGGGATGCGGCCGGTGACGCCGTCACCAGTGCGGATGATCGACAGCCCGCTCTCGTCCACGAAGATCGTGAACGCACGGTCGACAGCATCAGTGTCGATCATCCGCTGCACCTGCGTCCACGGCACCAGTGTGGGCTGGCCGGTCGCTGCGTCGAAGCCACCGTCGCGCACGTAGAGCACGACCGAGTCCTTGATCACGTTGCGGTTGAGCAGAGGGAACTGCATGCGCTCGGCGCCCGAGCTGACGCCGATCGACTCCATCGTGACCGACAGCCCCTCCCTCACGTTGACGGTGCCGGTCTGGTTGGCGGTGAGGATCACGAGGTCGGCGGTGGTCTCGAAGATCACCTGATCGCCACCCGAGTTGGCGTACACCTGGGTGCCCGCCGGGATCGTCATGTCGCTGGTGACGATGAGCGACTTGGTGAACGTGACCGCAGCGAGGGCGGCGGTCTGCGGAGTCGGGACGTAGCCGAAGGCGTACGCCAGGTTGAGCACCGACTCACGCATCACTGCCGACTGGATGTACGCCTCGGCGGCCATGCGGTCGATGTAGAAGTTGAGGATGTCACCGACGTAGGCGACCTGATCGAGCAACGCCATGTCGAGACTGGCCGGTGTCGCCTCCCACCCGGGAATCTCCTGCGACATGCGCCGGGTGATGTCGTTGATCAACGCAGCGAAGTCACGCGACGTGTAGTCGAACGGGAGCACCGACTGATCGGTGATGGTGCTGGTGACGCTGATGTCGGTCATGACGGGTTCCCTTCCTCAGCGACCCCGGTGAAGGTCTGCACCAACGACTCGATCTCCCCGCCTGCGTACACCCGGTACAGTACCTCGACCGCCACGGCCGACTCGGGAGCAGGCACTGGCGTCAGGCGCACCTGCACCACCTCTCCGTATGTCAGCGTGTTGTTGATCGTGGTCATGATCTCGTCGGCCTTCAACGCCAGGATGTGATCGACCACGTTGGTGTAGAGGAAGCCTTCGAGGTCGCACCCGTGCGTCGGTCGGTGCACGCGCTCCCAGTTGCTGGTGACCAACAGGTCGAGGATGCGCAGGCGCACCACCTGCACGGGGTCGTCGGTGGTGGCGAACGTGCCGTCGCTGTTGAGCGTCAGCGGGATCATCAACGTCCTAGGCATCGTGGTAGATCCTCAGCGTCCCGGGTATCTGCCCGTCGAGGGTGGAGCCGTACGTCGGCTTGTCGAGGATCATGTAGCGGTTCGAGACGTTGCCGATCTCGGGGCGGAGCTGGTTGTCGGCCTGGCCCGGCGGCACGTAGTAGGTGATGCCACGGGCCGCCAACGACATCATGCTGGCGAACCACCCCATCGGCAGAGCGAGCCAGATCTTCTGGTCACGGGCGAGCGACGGCCCGACCAACGGCCCGTCGACCAGCCCGGGTGCCGAGTCGTACACGTCGTTGTCGCGTGCGTGGGTCCAGGTGTTGAGCGCCACCGCTGCGACCAGGCCGCCCGTGTTGGTGCGCTTGGTGTACACGTCCCACGAGGTGATCGTCACCGAGTAGCCGATGCGCGCAACAGCGAAGTAGTCGGGCACCTGCGTCTGGTAGAAGAGCGTGCCGTAGCTGTTCCCGCTGATCGACTTGCCTTGGTAGAACCAGTTGTCAGCCTGCGGGTTGGTGCGCCACTTGCCGGGGATGGGGATCGACCACCAGGTGTTGCAGTCGACCGGCTTGATGAACACGGGGTTGGGGATCTTGATGCACCACCCACCCCACTGCGGGCGCCCCGTCCAGCCGAGCGCAGGGCCAGCCGTGGCGTTGCGTGGGAGGAAGCCGAGGCGGTAGCGCGTGACGTTGTCGCGGGCGTGGCTGAACGAGTTGGTGTAGCCGTACGTGACCTTGCCTGCGTTGCCAGCGTTGGTGCTCTGCAGCACCGGATTGGCGCCGTACTTCTGCGTGTACACGACCACGCCGTCGTCCATGTTGTCGACCGTGCAGA